ACCAAGTTTGGTATAGAGTTCTACAAAGTTGTCATTGATTTTGTCACCACCAGTGCGTAAAGAATCACCAGTACCGTCATTGGCGGTAGTACCTAATCCTAATGCTTGATATGCCATGTTAGTTTTCCTTTAATTTCTTTCTATTATTTATAAGACTTTTTCAGTTATGCTGTATCAAAAGTTCTTACATTATCATCAAATTCCACGTTGTTGGAACTGAACCTCGTACCACTAGATGTAACAATTATTTCACTAGGGGGCGGTACATTTACCCTTGTGGTGAACGCACTATCTGGTATCACATATTTATCCACCTCATCAAAAGCGGCAGTAGTAGAATCCATTGTGGTATTACCATCAAATTCATTTCCATTAATACCTTTTATTGATACTTGGTCGATTCTATATGTACCCCATTGGTCAATAGTATATAAATCACGAGTCTCATTTGTAGACTGTGTTACACTTCTACTTAAGCCTGGATAGTGTGCAAGTTCAGATGCACTATCAATTGGGGGAACTGCAAATGCATACTTAGGAAGATTTGCTAGCATATTACCAGTTGCATGAGAACCACGATTTGTTCTTAAAACAACGGTAACATCTCTATGTAATGTAACATCTCTTTGTCCACTTGTCAAGTCCGAAGGTTCTGGGACACCAACACCAGCATTGACTCTTGCAGTTGAATCATCTATAGTTCCTAAACGTCTACCGAATATTGTCGTGAATAGATTAGTAAATGTAGATGCAAGTTCTGGTGAGTATGTATCATCACCAATGTAATCTCCAACAGAACCAGCTGTTGGGTTTTGAATAGTTGCAGATATAAGAGTAGAGAATGAAACCTCACCAAAGACATTCCAACCAGCTGGGTGTACAGAACGTCTTACCGATTCTCTCCACTCATTAATTGATTGTCCAATACGAACAACATAAGAATAGTCTTGGTAGTAATTAGAATCTTGAACCTTCATTTCAGATTCAGATACTTTACCTTGGTCGTTTACAAAGTTACCAACCGTCTGTCCAACTGTTCCAATCCTAGAAGTCGCTTCTGAATGTGTAGACTGAAAGACTGTTGCAGTTGCACCAGTAATAGATGTGATAACATCTCCTCTATTAAAGTCAACACTTGTTTCAAGTTCTAGAATATGAGTTGATGGTTGAAATCCTACAACTGTACCAGAGTGACTTACCAGTGTATCACCAGCAGTAAAATTACCAGAAACATTTTCTACTAGAATATTTCTATTTAAAACAAAGGTTGGTGCAGATGAATAATCCAAACCAAAGTTTGTAATAGATATTCCTTCTACATGTCCAACCATTGGAGTCTGGGTTGATGCAGCAAATAAACTTGAACCGCTACCAGATGTGGTTGCACTATCAGATACTAAAGGTAGTTGTATAAAACCGTTACCTTTATTAATCATTTCAATTTTAGTTATTTCACCTGCTTCAGATGCAACACTTAAATCTGTGAATGTTTGTGTTTCAATAACAATCTGTCCACCATCTTCCATTACGAGATGGTCTAATTCACCAACTGTTTCTTCTTGGTTTAAATAGAATCTATCTTCTGTAACAATTAAGTCACCATCTTCAGATATAAAGTGGTCTGGTGCAGTTGCTTGTTCTAGATTAAATCCACCACCGACTACAGCAATCTTTGCACGAATGTCTTTACCTTCAGTATTATCAACATTGAATACTAGTTCTTCACCAGCAGTGTAATCTGTACCACCACTCTCAATTAATATTTCGTCAATAGAACCAGCGCCTGCTGATTCAACACGAGCTGTTGCAGCGTTATTTCCATCACCACCACTAACAGTTACAGGGTCAGCAGTATTATAATATGCACCCCCTGTAGATACTGTACCCTCAACAACAATACTTTTTATCTCACCAGATATTTCTAAGTCAAGAGTTGTATCAATAGTAGTACCAACTTCACCTGCTTGGAATGTACCAACAACAGAGTTTGCATCAAGATTTAATTCAGCAATTTGAATCGCACCTTCTCTAAATTTAATAACTGTTGCAATGATTGCTGTTGCACCAGATGTGCCACCAGTGATAGTCTCACCAACTGCATTGTTAAAATCAGATGTTCCTGTTTCTACAATACGAATAACTTTATCTGTAGTCCACTTACCATCAGATGGACGAAGTAGATTATCTCTAGGATAAGTAATAGTTGCTTCCTCATCAAAGAGAATACGGAAGAATAGTTTGTGTCCTTTTTCTGTACCCTTTGCAGCGTACATGTCTTTAATATTTTTAATTAACTTTCTTTTTGATAAACCATCTGCAACGGTATTAGGCATTGCCTCCATAAAGGAGTCTCTAAATTTATCAAGGAAAGAATATACTGTATTGTCAACATCTGCATATTCTAAAAGTTGTTGAATGTTCTGTACAGGGTTTGCACGATAAGATGATACTGTAGACGTTGCTCCACTAGTAGAACCTGTAACCGTTTCTCCTGTTTCAAATAATTGTTGGGATGTTATGAATAGTCTGTTGTTTGTATCGAAGTCATCCACAAGAACCCTTGCGGTTGCTTTACTTGTTGCACCGACAATAGTTTCACCAGCAGTAAACTTTCCAGCAGATTCTTCAAGTACAATCTTTTCCCCTGTCTCATCCAAGACAAAGTTTTTTGTAAGAGTTTCCTCAATGACATAATCATTAGAACCAGTGAGAGTTAATTCACCAGCTTCAAGAAACTCATAATAGTATTTTAGAAATAAAGAAAAGAGGGCGTGGTCTTCCCGAACAAAGTCTGGAAGTTGTGACTCTAAGTGAGGTGATACCTTATTCTTTAATGTAGGATGATTCCCCGACATTTATTAAACCTTAATATGAAGAAGTAGTAGAGTATCCAGTTCCAGCAGATGAACCACCAGACTCAATAGTATCTACTTCAGCAGTTACCGTTGTATTTGTAAAATCTATTTCCAATAGTTGATTTCTTACAGGGACAATATCATTTGATTTTGGTTGAGTTACAAGTTGCACTGTTCCATTTGAATTTGAAGTTCCAGTAATAGTCAATGATGGTATAGTAATTAATCCATTTGCATAGTCAATAGTTCCTGCTGTGGAACTAATATATGTTCTTGTAGTACCACCCACTACATAATAAGTTCTAATATTCCCAGCACCATCATCGTCAAGAAATATTGTATTTGAATTACCAGCAATAGTAAAACCAGTAGACTGCACAATACCACCCATCGCAGAGTTGTGTCCACTGTGAGGATTGTATAGTGCATTAGAAAAATCTAATATGTATTGTGATGGTGTATTAAGAACAGGAGTGATTGTTTTTTCAAATTTCAATGTTGTGATATTTGAAAGAATAGATGAATCTGCATTATCAATTAAACGTGATAGTTTTGAGAATCTAAAGATGCCATCGAACTGTTCTAAGTCAGTTGTGTTATAATTTGTTATTACATTTGTTACATCAGTTTCGATTGTTGTTGCAGTCTTTGTAGTTGACTTGGTATCAAACTTAATAGCTGTATTCAAACGTATCTTTGTTGTTTCTGGGTCAACAATAGTTGGACGAACAGATGCAATATTATAACCATCCAATAGTTTAACAATACTATCTTTTTGTCCTTGTGTTAAGTTCACACCAGAGTTTGTTTTAATTGCAAGATATACTTGTCCATATCTTGGTGGGTTATTATCTTCACCACCCCACACTTGAATTGCTTTTGTATCAGCATATACTTGTGGTACAATTGTTTTGTAATCTTGAGTTGTTACTGCTCTACCTTGTGACGAATAATCCAAAGGAGCATTATATTTAATTGATTGAATAGTTTCTGGTTCTGCACCACCAGATGCAGATACAAGAGTTGCAACTGTAACATCAGATTCACCAGCGACACTAGTACCACTGAATACACTTGCACCATTTGCTTTATCTTTATTTGTGACAATATATTCTAAACTAACAATATTACCATCACTTGGTTTGCTACCAACAACACCATCTCCAAAGTAAACCTCAAACTTTCCATCTTCAATCTCTTGTAAGAAATATACATTTGATGTTTTAGTAACTTGTGATATATCAGTTGCAAGAGTATAAGTTGTTGTCGTAACATCTGATACAGAATTCTGTACCGAAACTTTTAATGTTGTTGTGTCTGCACGAGCATCTGTAATCATATATTTCTTCTCAAGGTTCGCACTATCTACAGTATACTTTGCAGTAACTAGTGTACCTTCATAGATTGGTAGATTAACAAAACGTGTAATACCGTTTACAGGTGAAACAGTTTGAGCTGCATTCACAACGAATCCATATGTTGAACCATCTACCTTTGTAGTAAACTTAGTTCCCTTTGCGATTGTTGCTGAACCACCTGTAAAAGAATTAAGTGTTACATCAACATAAGCAATTGGCGCTCTTGCAGAACGTGGAGTATAACCCAAAGTCTTTGCGTGAGAGACTACCGAAGAACGTAGGGTTGCAGTATCCAAGAATGCTTCATTGACTGCCATGTTTGCATTCATCGCTAAGTAATGCGTATTGTATGCAAGTAAGTCGATGATAGTAGAGAGTCCCGAACCTTCAAAATTGTAGTCCGTAAACTCTGTTTGGTTTTTCATGTATGTCTTGAGATTGTTTTTGATATCATCAAAGTCCAACTCAGTGACTTGTAATTTTGTTGCCATTTATCTTAGTCTCTCTAAAAATATATCCAATGCCTGTAGTTCTGCTGGACTGTTAGCCACATAAAACTCTATGGTTACTTCATAACGATTTTGGTCGATATCACCTCTAACAATTACATTCGACAGTTCTGCTCTAGGTTCAAAGTTTGTTATACAATCTTCTACATGTCTTGCAAGTAGATTTGCAGTTGAGGGTGAGACAGGTTCAAACAATGTAGCACGAATGTCTGAACCAATCTCTGGATGAAACGGTCTTTCATAGAAATTTGTATTAATCAGATTCCTTACACTTCTCTTAACTGCGTCAACGTCTGACAGTCTAGCGATATCGCCAGTAACAGGATGCTTTGCAAAGGACAAGCTAATGTCTTTGAAAATGTTTGTGCTTCTGCTAATGTTAACTGCCATAGT